CGGCATATAGTGAGTATATTTTGAGGCAATATCTTGGGGGTGTGATATGTGGAAGTGGATTCTGGGATGGCTTGTGTCTGGTGTGTTATTCCATGCGGTGGTGTTATATCCGTTGTTTGAAGCTTCGCAGAGAGCCGATGGGTGGAAGGATGAGTATGTGGAAGATAATGTGCGGGATAGAGAAAGAAAGTAATTCTCTTGACATTTCCTGTCAAGTTTGGTAGAATAGAATTAAGTTGGTTTTTTCATCTACGAGCTGGGGTGCGATCTATCTCCCAATGCCGCACAAAATTCGTGCTCCAGCCCCTCAACGTGAATTGTGCGAAATGACGAGGGCGACAAGGTGTCTATGTTCCGTAGTAGTCCGGTGCTATCTATAGCTCTAGTATCTTTATCTAGCGGAATATCCAGGTTCGATTCCTGGCGGCCTCTCCAAAAAGATTATTAACCGACTATGGTGCGCGAAACCAAGACACTGTTTGGGAGCCTGGCGCGGTCATGAAAGCGTAGAAGTGATATGAGATGCGAGAAACGAAGGAGCACACAGACGCATATAATCAATACTATCTCATGGGAGCCAAACGAAGCTTCGTGTCAGCGGCGGGTCAGTGCGGTGTCAGTGAGAGGACGATAGCAAGATGGGCAAAGGAATTTAGCTGGAAAGAGCGAATTGTACTACAAGATATACAGAACAGTCGCGAAGATACCAAGAATGTTAATGCGGCGGTAGTCAATACCAAAGCCGACTACAGAAAGATGATCAAGGAGCGGCTGGAAGAGGACATTAAACTTGATGGCTATGCGACAGCGATCATAGACAAAGCGAAAGAAATGATCGAAAGCGGCGAACTAAAAGTCAGTAGTATCAAGGAATTGGCGGAGCTTATGAGAGTACATCACGGAAGCACAGCCAAAAAAGTGGAGCTCATGAAGCTAGACTTGCTTATGATCGGTGAAGCCGATGGTAGAGAAGAACAGATAATCATTGTCAACGATCTCACAGGAGCAGGCGATGAGGATTAATCTGACCGATAAATATAAGCCTATCCCAAAGCAACAGGAAGCGTCTGATTGTCTTGCGAAGTATATTTTCTATGGGGGGGCCATGAGAGGCGGGAAGAGCGTCTGGCTGGTCATGGAATTGCTCAGGCTGTTGCTCAAATATCCGGGGAACGTGGGATTACTTGCAAGGTGGGAACTTGCTGCGTTGAAACGTACTACGCTGATCACATTAGGTTTGTTTTGGCCTGAAGGAGTTATCAAGTATCAGCATAAAGGTGATGGTATTATTGACCTGCCAAATGGTTCGCGCCTCTACTATATGGGATTGCGGCCAAGTAGTTTAAACAACGCTCTTGACCGTCTTAAGTCTTTGGAACTGGGATGTTTTGCTTTGGATGAATCTACAGAAGTTGAGAAGCCATACTTTGATTTACTCAAGACCCGGCTCAGTTTGCGACTTCCTGATGGCTCGTTCCCCAGATACCGGGGCTTACTTGCAGGCAATCCAGAACCAGGATGGGTAGCTGAAACATTCGTTGAGCAGACAAAACCTAATCACGCCTTTATCCCAGCCCTTCCCAGAGAAAATCCTCACATTCCAGCAGATTACATTGAAAGTCAAAAAGAAGACTTACCGCCTGAACTCTATGAGCAATACATCGAGGGTTCATGGGATGTACTCATGCGCATGGGACAGTATGTGTTCCCCTATCCGCTAGTCAAAGCAGCAATGGAAGCCGAACTTGAGCCAAAGGGCAAGCGTGAAGCCGGTGTTGATGTAGCTAGATTTGGCGGAGATGAAAACGTTGCAGCCATACGCCAGGGGCCTGTTGTGGATATTCCATATACTTCCAGATTCCAGGACATAAACACCACTACTGGCGATATTGCCAGGTTTATCGAAGAAGAGGAGCCGGAAGTTACCAAGATTGATAGTGTTGGTGTCGGCGCTGGTTTGTATGACAACCTAAAAGCTCAGGGATATAACGTCAGAGAGATCATAGGGGGAGCGTCTCCCCGTGATAAGGACAGGTTTGTAAACGCCCGGGCAGAAAATCACTGGGGCTTGCGCAAGCGTTTGGAAGATTATGATCTAGATCTGCCAAACGACTCAAAGCTCAGGGCACAATTCGTAGGGACTAAATACAAGATAAGAACAGATCGGAAGATACAGATAGAGTCGAAGGAAGATCTGAAAAAGCGCGGCGTGGAAAGCCCAGACATGATGGAAGCTATAATCAACGCGTATTCTGAAGGCTCAGAGGCTGAGTCGAACGCCTATTTCTGGTAGGGAGCTATGCCGAAAGAACATATTTGTTTCTGGAGAAATACGGGTCTGACTTTTCACGTATGTATGAGAAAATGGAAACTGACTGTGGAACTGGAGCGCAGACCTTCACCGTTCTGGCATTTGTTGCGACATGAATTCTGGTTTATATTGGGAGATACATTTCGCTTTTCGTGGCTTATAGATGCTCCGTATTCCAATATCTGGGAAATCCGACTTCCATTTATGAGATTTGTTATGGAATTTGTGGGACGTGGGAGCAGATTTGAGGAAGTCTGATTAGGGGGAATAAAGCCAGGAGCAACGATGGCTAAAGGACTCATAACAAGCGTGCGTGATGCAATAATGCCTATCCTATTTGGCGGATGGAATGAAAAGCAGATCGCCGTCGAAAACAATACGCAGGGCAACCTGGGCTGGCTCAATGTCCAGACGCCCGGCATTGATGGGACTGCGCTTACTGCTGGCAATTACGAGTCTCAGGTTGCGGCGAATCGTGGGCCTGTTCATGCCGCTTTAAGAATCACATCCCAAAAGGTTGGTTCGGCAACGCTCAGGATATTCACCCCTAAAATGTCCACATCGAAATCCAAGTTGTATGTCACCAGAACGCGGGCCATACCGGAGCCGAAGAAAACGCAACTGCTGGAAAAAGCTGGCCCCGGGTCTGTACTGGCTCTAGCTGATGACGCGGAGGAAATTGTCGCAGGACACAGGCTGGTTGATCTAATCACGAATGTCAACAGCCAGTATGACATATTCCAGTTACAGGCAATTACCACCGGGTATTTGGGACTAACTGGAAATTGCTATTGGGTTCTCCTACGGGACAGTCTAGGCATTCCGGATGCGATATGGGTTGCGCCTGCAGAATTTATGCGGGTGATTCCAAGTAGCGATACGCTAGTAGCTGGTTATGTCTATAGGCATGGGCAGTTAAAGAAAACTTTTGACGTTGATGATGTTGTGCATTTCCGGTCGCCTGCTCCTGGGGTAAAATTCCAATTTTACGGGCGGGGCGATCTCATGGGCGCTGTTGATGATTTCAATTTGCTTCAGCACATGTATAACTTCGAGATGGCGTTATTCAAAAATGGCGGCATCCCTGCCACCATGATTAATGTTGCTGGTAACTGGACGGAAGAACAGAAGACGTCTTTCAGAGAGCAATTCCTGCAACGATTTGGCGGATCGGAGAATGCAGGACGGCCCATTGTTGGCGAGAATATTTCTGTGGAGCGTCTTGGTATGGAGCCAAAGGAGATGGCGTACCAGGGAGCGCGGAAATTTAGCAATACAAATATATATTCCAATTTCGGTATCCCGGAAGCCATGATGACTGGCCAAGTGAGTACCAGAGCCGCGCTGGAGGCAAGTATAGCTCAGATTGCAATCTTCACCATCCAGCCATATCTCACGCTGATACAGCAGGCATTAAACGCTCAGTTAGTCCCCGCTTACACAGACCCCATATATGTAGAGTTTGATACTGTAATTCCAGAAGACAAGATGTTTAGCCTTGAGGAAGATGTGAAGCTTCTGGAAGCCGCTGTTCTAGCAGGAAATGAAGTCAGGAAGAAGCGCGGGATGAAGCCAATGGACGGGCTGGATATACCATATCAGAATATCAACCGTGTGCCGATAGGTACTGAAATATCGAGACAGTCAACGCAGGCGCAGGTAGAGAACATGGCAGAACGTGCGCTTGTTGAAGCGAAGCGCAGAATGGGGGAATGGGAATGAAAGCTGGATATGGCAGAATATACGAAGACGAAACAGGCGAAAATCGACATGAATATAAAGAGTATGAATCTCATATTTCTGACCAGAAGCGCAGGGACTTTCTTGTGGAATGTATGATGTCTAACCAGGGAATGCCAGAACGTATTCTGAATGTGAATGTCATGCCGCCCTGGGCGATAGACGCGGGGATGGACTGAAAAGGCTAAATATGCCCCTTGCCACTCAAACAGAAGAAGCCATAGTCAAAGTTCTGGCGGACGACCTGGAACTGGACATGATATGGGCGCGGTTTGACAAGACCACGCTTGAGCAGGAAAAGCAGTTCAAGCCGATTATCCGTCGCGAATTCAAGAAGCAAGAAGATGAGGTCTTAACAAATGTAGCCAGAAGCCTCCCATTAGATCTGCGAGATGAAACGCCAACTGAGATAATGGCTGGCTGGCTATTCGATGAGGATGCTTGGAATGCGTTGCTGGAACGGGCGGCAAAGCCGTTTGTAGACACATCAATGGTTGAGGGAGCTATTGAAGGGATAAGAGGGATCAACGCCGGACTTGGCATCGACCTGGCGTTATCCTTTAACGTGAATGATCCTAACGTGGTCACGATAATCAATGACAAGCTACATAAGTTTTCGTTTGAGGTGAATGACGAGACCACACGACTGTTGAAAAAAGAGTTCCGGGAAGCCATAGCCGAAGGCGATACCATCAAGAACGTGGAGAAACGCGTCGAGAAGGTATTCAACTTCAATGACAAGGTGCGAACCAACAGAATCGCGAGGACAGAGATTCTGGGAGCACATAACGCCGGGACGTTTGAGGCCATGGTCAACTCTGGCGTGGTGGCGACCAAGCAATGGATCAACTCCAGAGACGGTAGAGTCAGAGAGACGCACAGTAATACAGAAATCCGGCCATTGATGGAGCGTTTCACCAATGGGCTGAGATTTCCTGGTGATTGGACAGGGGATGCGTCTGAGATTATAAATTGCAGATGCGCCATGCGAGCGAAAGAGTTTGTTATATAGGGGGAATAGATATGTGGTTAGGTGATGCAATGGACGATATGCCAGAGGAATACAGGGAATATATGAAGGCGCGGGCGGAGGATCCTCCACCAGCAACACCAGATGTGGAGTCGATGTTTTATCAGCCAGATCCAATTAATATAATATGCGAGGGTTGCCCAGATTGCGATTCTCTTCCAGAATCACGCTCCATGCCCGACGGGATAGAATACTGGTGTCCAGTATGTAATACGAAAGTAACGGATTAAAATAGGATGCGCGTAAGCTACTGATCAGGGGGAATGAAAACAAGGTGATCTATGCCGCAAGTAGCATTGGAAAAGATGTATACGCAGGCAACAATTGAGAAGGGAACCTTTGACGAGGATGAGCGTACATTTGTCGCGTGGGCATCCAAACCGGTGCTTGACCGCGATGGAGAGATTATCGCTTCAGACGCATGGAACGTGGATAATTTTAAATCAAATCCGGTAATTCTATGGGCGCATAATTATGATTTGCCGCCTGTGGCGAAAGCTATATGGACAAAGACGCAGAAGAATGGCTTGAAATTCATGCCCCAATTTGCACCTACAGAGAGGGGAGTAGAGCTTTTCAATCTCTATCGCGACGGATTTCTCAATACCTTCTCTGTGGGTTTTATCCCGAAAAATTTCGAGGAAGACGAAGAGGAAACAGTGGAGTTTATGGGCTGGTTTGGAGATATTTTCGAAAAGCCGGTCTTGACGTACACGGATGTTGAGCTTTTGGAAATCTCCTGCGTCTCTGTGCCATCATGCGCCGTTGCTTTAGTCGAACGCATGGCCAGTGGGCAGATCAAAAACAAAAGCCTGGTAAAGGCAATCAGAGAAACGGCAAGCAAGGCCGTGATTCCGTTCAAGAAGTACGATTTGGACCCCGAAGAGTCGGAATGGGAAGGGCCAGCGGAACGCAAAGAAGCCGATACAGACGACCTTTTGCTCATGTCTACCTGGTATGACGCCGAGAATCCGGATGCAAAGTCATCCTATAAGCTCCCACATCACAGAGCAGAAGGACATAATACTGTTTGGCGTGGCGTCGCTGCGGCTATGGTGGCGCTACTTGGTGGGCGCGGCGGTGTCGATATACCAGATGAAGACAGACGGAGCACATATGGCCATCTTGAGCGGCATTATAGAGAATTCGACAAACCCGCTCCAGATTTCAAGCACTACACAGCCCTGGATTTGAAGGCAATGGAACAGGCCAGTACTTTCGAGGCTGTTCAGACTAGCGCTGGTGAAGTTCTTGGGGGCTGGGAGGCAATCGAGACCGAAGAGAAAGCCCCTGCCGAACGTATGCGCGAAGAGGGCTTGGGAAGAGCAAAGGATGGTATCGTGCCGGTCACAACTCAACTATGGAATGAGATCATGGATATAGTTGCCGCAAAAACATCTGATGCCATCTCGCCAGATAGTGCGCAAGAGTCAGGAGCGCCCGATTCGGATATTATAGTCCTTTCAGCTTCGCAATTTGATAGTTTGCTCAAAGAGCAGATACAGATAAGAGAGAAAGAACGATCCTTGATTGGGCTTTCTCACAAAATTGCAGAAGCCAGCGGAAAGCTGCGCGTTATGCAAGGCGGGAAAGGATAGTCCCGCACTTACGGTGGAAATATCAGGAGATTACCGCTGGAGATATTAGCAGAGAGACAGGCACACTGGACTCGAAGCGGAAATATCAGGTAGGTGTCGCCGGAGATGTTAGCCGGGGAAATTGAAATCAACACAGAACGGCTAAGAGGTGAACGACATGCCAGTACAAAAGGAAAACCTGGAACTTACAACGGAACAACTGAGAGAAAAGCTCAAAGCTGAAGTGGATATGCACTTCAATAAAGAATATGAGACTGACACCGAGTTGGCGGAAATAAAAGCGCGGGTAGGTGTCAAGTCGGACGAACTTTCTGCCGATAGCATAGATAAAATGGCGTCGCAGGTTGATGACGTTCTGAAACAGACCGACGAATTGGCAGAGAAGGCTAAGGAAAATACTGACAAAGCACCCGTTGATGTAGGCGACGAGCCTGAAATACATTTCGGTGCATTCATGAAGCAATTGGGAGAAGCCAAAAATCATGGCGTTATCGGAGACGCCCTGGCAAAGATCGAGGATCTGGAACCTAACATGCTGACCACCAGGGGCGTCAAGTTGCCGAAACATCTGGCAAAGATATTTGATGGCGGGTCCCGCAGAAAAACCACTGGCTATCTGGAGGAAGGGCAGGGATCGCTTGGTGGATTTACCGTGCCTGAACAATTCGAGCCACAGTTGCTCGCTTTGGAGTTGCTTGAGCCGGTCATGCGTCCCAGGGCATTCACTATTCGGGGAACATCGAACGTCCTGAAAGTACCCCGGATTGACGAAACTGACAGGTCAACGAATATCTTCGGTGGCGTTGCTGGTAACTGGACGGCAGAGGGGACGGCGATTACTAAGTCGAACCCTGCTTTCGGACAGGTGGCTTTGACAGCAAAGAAACTGGCGCTATTGACTTACCTGTCGAATGAGCTTCTGGACGACAATGCTATAGGTCTGAACGATGTCTTGATACGGATGTTCACAGAAGCCCTGGGCTGGTTTGAGGACAAAGCGTTCATCAACGGTTCTGGAGTGAATGAGCCGCTGGGCTTCCGACAGGGAGGCGCTAAGTTAGCATCCGCTGCAACAACTGCATCAACGGTTTTTCTCGTTGCAGATGCTTGCATATTATTCGCCGCATCTGTTCCAGGCACTGAAAGCCGGCTTATTTGGGTCATGAATCCTAGTGTTAGGCGAGCGTTGCCACAGATGGTTTCGGCTTCAGGCGGAGACAATATCTGGTATACGAGGAATATCCTGAGCATCAAGGACAGTCCAGAGCCGTGGAGACTTCTGGGTCTACCAATATTCTGGTCTGAGCATATGGCAGCCTTCGGGACTGATGAAGATATAGCTCTCATCGACCCGCTGAACTATCTCGTGATGTCTCGTCAGGATATTCGGGTTGCAATCTCTACGGACTCGCGATTCGAGGAGGACGAGACTGGGTATAAATTGACGGAGCGCTCAGATGGTAAGAACTGGGTTACTTCAAGCCTGACCTTAGCGGATGGGTCAACAACTGTTTCTCCTGTCGTGGTAAACAACCACACCTAAAGTGTGTCAACCATGATCAGGGGGTGAGTCTTATGGCTATGAAATTTAGCGACTTTCTGAACAATGCAATCGCATATCGGCGCGGTTCTGCTGACGCAAAGAAGATTATGGAACCGCTTCGAGCTAAGACCACAGGATTTCTCGAGGAAGGTCAAGGCTCGTTGGGCGGATTCACCGTGCCGGATGAGATATTCGACGAAACTCTGGAAGTCGCATTAGAAAAAAGCATAATTAGACCCCGCGCAACTGTAATCAAGATGACCAGCGACACTATGGGTATACCCAGAATTGTGGATACTTCACACGCGTCAAGTGTGCTTGGAGGCATCATAATGTCGTGGGTGAATGAACAGGGGACTATATCAGAGACGAATCCTGCTCTAGGGCAATTACGTTTAAGGGCTAAGGGCTTAAAAGGTCTCTGTTATACATCCAGTGAATGGCTGGAAGATTCCGGCGTTGCTCCTGAACAGTTTCTCAGAGAAGCGTTTGGGCAGGCGATTGCTTTTGAGTCTGACGACCAGTATATCAACGGGGACGGGATCAATCGTCCGTTGGGTATACTCAATTCGGATGCGCTGCTCACTGTTGATAGAGCAGGGACGGCTCTGGCCTGGGGCGATTTGGTGAACATGAACCAGAGGATGCTTCCCAGATTCGAGGGCGGACTGCCGAATAGCGCTATCTGGATGATGAATTCGGATACACAACCAAAGATATATGGAGCGTCTCCCGGTGCTGGCTTTGTCGAAAATGATAAGATATTGAGAAAAGAATACTTTTTCTCGGAGCATATGCCGCATTGGGGCGTAACTGGTGATATTTTGCTACTAGCTCCACAAGCTTATCTTATCGCAGACCGGGATCTGATTGTGGATATATCGGACAGTGCCAGATTCGAAGAGGGTGAAATTGCTTTCAAGTTCATCTTGCGAACTGATGGAGTGCCTATACCAGCATCAGCGATAACGCCAAAATACGGGACGCAGACGCAATCCCCGTTTATAGTGTTGTCCGGCGGTGTGAGTTCTTCCTCATCGAGCTTGTCATCAAGCTCTACGAGTGGCAGTTCCTATAGTTTTAGTGTGTCCAGTTCCTCATCTTCCAGCAGTTCCTCAAGCTCATCCTCGTCTTCAAGTTCGAGCAGCGGGGCTTAATAAAATAAGAGGTGAAAGAAATGCCAAACGTTAGATTCAAAGAAATGAGCAAGTCGCATGATGCTGTGACCACTTACGCCGTCGCAACGGAGGCGCTAGGCGGAGAAACCAGCGACATCATGAAGACAAAGTTCTACAACATGAAGAACTACGACGCTATACTTGGGATAGCCGTAGCTCAGACGGTTGTGGCCACTCATACACTGACCTTCAAGATGTTCCAGGGAACAGACACCGATGGCAGCGGCTCAGGCACAATCAGCGGAGCATCTGACACATATCTGTCAACGCAAGTTACCGATGTGTATCAGACCATCCTGGAAGTCGATGCGGATATGCTGACTGATGGGTCTGATTATGTTGCTATGGAAGTATCAACCGATGATGCTGACGGCAGCGAAGTCGTGACTTTGGTGGTCGTCCCGACCTTCGGGGGATACAGGCAGGCGACTACACCTGCATAACGATGATGGGCGGCTGGTGTTGGATCGCGCTTTCAATTATGATGGCGTAAATGGAAGTACCTGGCAGAGGCTTAACCATGTATCCAGCACACCAGTCGTCCCGTCTCAATAGGGGGAATAGAATGAGGATACTCTGGTACTCCGCCACACCTGAATGCCAATCGGGATATGGCAACGCCAGCAGGAGCATGATTAGCTGGCTAACACGACAAGGCCATTTTGTAGTTCCTGCAACGAAGCATCCCACAGATGTGCGCTTTAGAAAGTGGGAAGTCCCAGGAACTGACAAGACTGTTCCCATAGTATGCGGAACGAATATGACGGTACTCAATGATGACGTAATGGACAAATGGGAGATGAATGTTTGCATATCTATGTTTGACGTCTGGGCCATGAAAGAACCCATCAACAGGCTTATTCCCTGGATTCCTATTGACACACAAAACGTCAGTGAGAAGATTGTTGACAAAGTAAAGGATTGCCCCATGCAGATCGCTATGACGCAGCATGGTAAAGTCGAACTTGAGACGTTTGAGCTTGAGCCAGAATATGCGCCAATTGGGTTCGATCCCGAGATATTCCATCCCAAGCCGGATGGGGGAGCGGAATTCCGAGCATGTTTCCCATGGAAAGACGGACTAAAGCCAGAGGAGATGTTTCTGATTGGCTCTGTTGGCTTGAATTATGGTGATGACAGGAAAGGTTTTGTCTTCCTCATGCAGGCGTTCAAGTCGTTCCATGACAAACATCCAGAAGCCAGATTGTATCTGCATACACAGGGCAACAAAGAGAATGAGGGCATGGCCTATGGTAGGATCGCTCAGGAGCTGGGCATAATGGACTATGTAGCATGGGCGGACCCAGCAACTTTCTGGTTCGGCGAATTTTCAGCCGAAGAATTGGCCAGCATCTATTCCGGCTTTGATCTGTTCTGTCTTCCAACGCGCGGCGAAGGCTTTGGGATGCCTATTATAGAAGCCCAGATGTGTGGAACGCCAGTAGTCGTGACTGATAATACTTCATGTCCTGAATTGTGCAAGTCTGGAGCGCTAATACCCACAGACGCGGATGATTATGTCTATACTGGACTCAATACATGGCGCAAGCAGCCCAAGCCCAGCAGGGTCGAAGCGGCGCTTATCGGGATGCATTCCGTAAGAGATAAGCTTGATCCTGCCAGCATATCGGAACTGGTATCAGAATACCACTGGGATAACGTGTGGAAAAATCATTGGCAGCCTATCATTGATAAGATTGAAGGTATACTACCTATAGAATCAAAAGAAGACGAAATGATGGATAAAAAAGGGGAATGAAGATGCCAGAACTTAAATATCGATTGAGGATGAAATCACCGTGGAGGGGCAAGTTAGACAGCACAGATCCGGACGGCCAGGCGGTTGACGTCAAGGCGGGAGAGGAAGTCGATGTTGATATGAAAACATACGAGGCGCTTGTGTTCCAACATAAAAAAGCAGAGCCGGTATCCGTTGCGGCGATAGAGGCTAAGGCGAGAACTCCGGCTAAGAAAATCATCAAGAAAAGAGCGAGCCATACGAAGGCAAAGCAAGTACCAGACAAAGACAAAAAGCAACGAGTAGCAGTGCAGAAGTAGCAGGGGGAATATTACGATATAGCGCGCTAGGTGGCAGAGGGATTGACTATTCCCCCGTCCCCTGCCATTAAGAGGTGATAATATGGCATTAAAAGAATTATATCAGGCATATGTTGGTGAAAATGATTTCTGGCAGCAGGTCGCGGGGGCTTGCATGACTGCCGCTATTGGTATAGCTAATGAAGCCCCCGGAACGCCCAATCATGCCGATAGACTGCAATGGGCTGTCAAGGTCAGAGATAACGCAAAAGCCATGGCAAAGGCAATGCTGGTAGATGTCGTGAAAGACGCAACCATAGCGGCCGATGTTGAAAATGCTCCGGACGCACAAGTCCAGTCAGTTGTCGATGCTCTGGTTGATCAATACGCGGGGTGATAAAAATGCTTCCGAAATTTTATAGATTTAGAATATTGTGGGAAGCGGATCAGACATTGACATACGATAATGCGGCGCGGGTTGAGCTTGACGTACAGCCCTGGAAGATCGATAGTAACGGAGCACTGGATTATAGTATCACTGTCATTACTGACGATTTCGGCTTTGGCGCAGGTGATACAATAGCTGATGATGGTCAAGAAGAATCGGCGGTTCAGGATAATACCACTAACAAAGGTTTAGGTTTCGATGGCACTCTAAAAGTCATTGCTGATCAAAACAGCACCGACGGTACAATGACGCTGTTTATGGAACGATCTGATCTTGACGCTAACTGGCCTTCTGACTTAGAGGATTTTGATATTCAAGATTTAACTCCTCTTTGTAAGTTAGAACTGTCTACGGATGCAGAGGACGAAGGCAGAGCAAAGAATTTCAAGTATTAGGTAAAGAATGGGCATACTTAATTTCCCTCGAACACAAAAACCGCCAGTAGGCACTAGTTTAAATCATGGTGATGCAATCGCTGATAGCGTGGTTGCGTTCTGGGCGTTTAATGGCAGTTTGTACGACTCATCTCTTTACGGCAATCATGCGAGTTTTTTTGGCGATGCCGACTGGAAGGGTGGCGCGATAGACTTTCCCGGTAGCAATGACGCTGTTCGAATTGTTGATGGAATCCCTCCTATTGGTAATAATCTGAGCGTCGTTTGTCGGTTTCGCACAACTGATGCGGGGTCGAATAGCAGGGCATTGTTTGGCGGCGACAATCGTGATAATGCAATACATATTCGGTTATTTGGAACGCGTGTTGATGTCTACGAGCCAGGCACTATCATAGCGCAGTCTACGGCGTCGGGTATTTCTGTAAACACCTGGCATCAGTTGGTATACACTAGGAATGGGACAGGATCGGGTACACATAATATATATGTAGATGGCGTTGACCGCGTTTTATCAACAGACGCTGCTGGGAATTTTTCCGATGTCACTGAAGAAAAATGGATTGGCGCTCAAAATGGGGTCTCAGAAGATTTTTTAGGACAAATTGATTACGTTATTATTTTCAATAGGGCATTAACGCCTAGTGAAGTATCACAGCTTCACAACAATGTATGGCATTTATTTGAACCGACCCGACTAGTATTTGCTATTTCATCTAGCTCTAGCTCTTCATCTTCGGTGTCTTCGTCCTCTTCGAGTTCTTCACTATCGGTGTCTTCGTCCTCTTCGAGTTCTTCACTATCGGTGTCTTCGTCCT